GGCTTCCGCCACAGCAGACATCGGACCTGTAAAGGAACGTGCCGGCATTCCGGGAACCGCAAAAAAAACAGCACAGGACAAAGGGGCAAGGCCGGGATTTCAACAGAGCCGCGATTTACACGGCTGGAACCTTTGTCATCTCCTGCTAACACGACAGATGACACAGGGTCCAGCCGTACTCGCAGCCCGTATCAGGTTTTTAAAGGGATGTGCCGTCCGGATGAGCCCCCCTGAACAGAAGGTAACGCGACCGCATATGCACGAGGAACCCAAATTCAAGATACAGTATTCAAGCTTGGTCCTGAGCCAGGCTACTACCTGGTTCAGGACCGAAGTCATACTGTATTTATCAGGACTATAAAGATACGCGTCAGGGGTTTGAGTGCCATTAATTGTAAACAGGTGAGAAAATGGAAGATATTTACCGAGAAACCGTCACCGCCATAGAGAACGGCGCAAATTTCCGGATTGATTTCCGGTCCAGAAGTTTAAAAGTAAACGGGAGACACATGATACGGAACGGCAGGCATGATGGCGCTCCGTGGTTGCCGGAGTACGGCTGCGGGGATTTTTTCACGGATGTGGAGGAGCTGTACCGCCGCTATAAACATTCAATACCATCGGAGCGCAGCCAGAGCAAGTCCCGCCGGTATTTCATGGCATTGCCCGAAAGTGACCTCGAGGACGGGGACATGCTATACGGGCAGTACCGGGATATCGCCCAATTCGAGCTGGAGTTCTATATCCTCTGCCGGATTATGGGCGGGTTCACATGGAATCCCGAAACGATGGGCAGATGGTTCTGGCAAAGCGAAAAAGACAAGGACCTGGTGATACTCAGAGAATGGGTGGAACCCGGAAGTAATCAACTATTAACAAATTCACAATGAGCAGAAAGAAACAAGAGACAAAAGTCCTGTGCCCCGGATGCGGCACGGAATTCGCCATCGCGGACAAGGAATTTACCGCTACGGGCACTGTCATCGGCAAGGGTTCGGATCTGGACACCGTCTATCCGGCGATGGCCGGTCATAATCCCCCCACCGGACTTCCCAAAGGGGCGCGGGAACGTATCGAGGCGCTCCGCGATGCCGGCGTGGACGTGAGCTGCCTGTTCGCCATGCAGGGAGCCGAGGGCGGCGAGTACGTCGCCTCCAACAAGGACGGGAAACTTACCATCCTAGAGGACAACGACCCGATATTCGGCAGCATCATGGCACAGGGTACCGTTCCCAACAACCGCCTCTTCCGCCGGTGGGTCATGGCGCAGATGTTCCACATGATGTCATATACGCATCACCGCCGGAAAGAGCCGGCAGGGGTGACCGAGATGATCCACAGGAAAGGCTATGACTACCAGTGGAAAATGCTCCTGAACGAGCTGCACGCCCAGATGAAGATGGAGTACAAGGACATTACGGGTTTTACCGAGAGGAACCGCTGGTTCAACCGTAATGTGGTCCTGTCCATCGCGGAAGACTATGTCAGCGCGCTGAAAAAACACGTGGGCAACCTGAAAACAAAAAAATGCAAGGGAGTTCCCTACAAGCGTGTGCACGGCCGCAACATTTTCGTGGTGGACCTGCAATCCAAACTGTACTATCCGCTTTCCATCGCAATAACCCACATCAGACACGCGACGGACGCCACACAGCTTTACAATGCGGTCAGACAGTTCAATGAGCACCGTATCCGGCTGCCATGGGACACACCTCAAAGCAAGGCATGGATGGACGCCTATAAGGGAGCCGGGGCATTCTTTACCATGCAGAACCTGATCCGCTTCCACGACTGCACGGCCATTGACGACTCAGGACGCAGGCTAGACAAGCATCAGTCACTGGCGTTCCTCTCGGCCAAGGCGGAAGCGTACAGGGACGGAGAAGGATGGCGGTTGCTGGCGGTCCTGAAAAAGATGCTGGCGGACAACAATATCAACATCAAAAAGAAGATGGCGGCATGGCGTAAGAAGTAGGCCGCCAACCCGGTCCGTCCGGTAGGCGGCACGGTGTGGCGGGTCAGAATAAACCAGTACTCCCTCCACTAAAATGATGCTCATCCCTGTTAACACAAGATGAGCATCTTTCAATGGAGGCATTACATCGAAAACGTAAAGAGATGCCCCCGTTTGACGACCACACCACTATTCTAATCAAAACGACATAATCCTTTATACGATGAGCAAGAAACAACTACGACGCAGGGCTTACCTGCTGTACCGGCTACGAAAACAGGGTATCCGATGCCTGACGCGCTGCCGGACCATCTTCTATCCTTACGGGGAAGATCCGAAATCAGTTCCGTACATCCGCAGCCTGATAAGCGAGTTCCATTTCCAGGTCCAGTTTGAAATACCCGCCTGACATGAAACCGGGAGACATTGCAACGCTGAAAGTGCCCTACAAGGGCTATCGCCGTATAGAGCTGCTGGAACGGCTCCAATACACATGGCTGGTACGCATCTGCGAAAGCGGTAAGGAGATCGAGGTCTATGAAGACGAGTTCGAAACGGATTAAAGGAACGGAACAATGAAAGGCAAAGAACTGGAAGAACGCATACCGAACTTTATCGGCAATGCCGTCATTATCCTCACAGCCGCCCGTCTGGGCTGCGAGGTGGAGATGCTCGCCACCGCACAGGAGGTGTGGCGGACGAAACGCCTGCCCGAGCCGGTACTGCTGGGCATGTACGAAAAGGCCGCACGCAATGCCGTGTCGGCTGTCAGGAAGAGAGGCCTGGCGGAACAGGCGGACCGTCTCGGAGAGACATTTTACAGGACGGGGGAATTTCCCCCGGACGAAAAACGGAAAAACTAAAAAAGACACCAGCATGAGAACAAGAACCTTTCAGGAAATCTACGACTTCTGTCGTAGGGACAACACCTACCGGAGCTATTTCGAGGCATCGGACGAGTCCCGCATCACCGGGGCAAGGGCAAGAAAATACTATTACGGCGACATCCGCCGCGGCCAGTGCCGCGTAGGGACATTCATCTACTGCCAGTCAATGCGGCAGCTTGAAAGGTTCCTCGGGGGTGCAAGGCAGGACCACTACATCCATATTGACCCGCTGACCTGCCGGGAAGTGAGCCTCAAGGACGATATGTTCCCCCACCGGACCGCCTATATCGTGGTACACGTCAGGCGGCAGGGTGTGCAGTTCGAAATCGAGCATCCCCTGCACAAAGGATGGGTAGATTTCACGGCACGTTCCCACCGTCCCTTCACCAGGGAGGGGATCATAGCCGAGGCGAAGTCCTACATTGACAGGCATATCCTGCTGGCACCGAGCAGATACCGGGACTTGCAGCTGGAACATATGGTTTCCAGGGAACAGTTTCCCACATGGTACAGGCAGTATAAAAAGAGACTGCATGACCGGGCGGAAGCCGAACATCAGGACATGGTGGAGAGATACCGGTACAGGAATGACATCACCTATGGGGAAGCCCGTGACATGCTTGCGGCTTCAGGCATATTCTTCGACCTGAACTGCGACGAATTTGAGCGGGACGAGATTACGGAACAATTTGTACAACTCTGTAACAGGACTTGAAATGGAAACGGACATGGTTAGAAAATACACTGCGGACTATCTGCACAAGATAGACAGGTACAGGCAGCAACGGGATGAGCTGCAAGGAAGGATTGATGCGGCCCGCCGGAAAATTGCCTGGCATGAAAAGCGGATCATCAGGCTGTCAGAACAACAGAAACGTATCGGAAGGCCGTACTGGACGAAGGAAATCGTGGCTCCCCTCATGCGGGAAGTGGCACGCCTCACCCCGGAGGTGGCATGGAGTGCCGAAAACCTGTACACCCATGGGCTGAGAGCAGCATGTTCCGTTTACGGGAAAACACCAGACGGCGGGACCGTCGGCCTGACTTTCACGTTCGACGGCGGTGTCCTCAGTTATGACACCGGGGAAGTCACACGCCGCTTCGCTCCGGGTACGCTCGGTGAGATCAACGGCATGAACAATGTCTGCGCCCCCGTGGAGAGCGTGGACACACTGGTTGCAAAAGTAAATGGACAAAGAGTGGAACTTAAAAAACAAGCGGATGAACCTGTATAATCAAATCAAATATAACGGATACCACATCAACATCTACTATGATGACGATGCCGGAAGCCCGCGAAAAATGTTCGACAACCTCGGTACGCTCTACACGGCACACCGTCGCTACCGCCCGGAGAAGGAGTTCGATGAGCACTTTGATATCGACAAGGTTTTTGACGGGCGCATCGGAAATTTCCGGGGATCGTTCCTGAAGGAGTATATCGCCCTGCCGGTCTATCTCTACGAGCATAGCGGCACTACGGTATCCACCTCGCCGTTCAGCTGCCCGTGGGATTCCGGATTTTTCGGCATCATCGCGGTACCGTTGGACAAGGTGCGTCGGGAATACGGATGGAAGAACATCACCGTGGAACGCAGGAAGCGGATCGAGGAATACCTGCAAGGTGAAATCAAAACCCTTGACGACTACTACACCGGAGAGGTCTTCGGATATTGCATAACACCGGAGGATGACGACTCCAATGAACTGGACAGCTGTTGGGGATTCTACGGAACAGACAGTCTGAAAGAGATGGAAGCCGAATGCAGGCATATCATCGACGGACTGGACAAGGCAGCATAAAATAGAAAAAATGATTGATATGGAAGAAAAACAAGATTATAAGGAAATTAAGGTACGCCTGCATCATATAGATCGCGGAAACTGCACGGAAGTCTGGGAAGTACAGACGGAGGAAGGCAAGCCCGGGCGCTATCTGGGACGTGATGACGGTTATGGTCCGAAGGAGTGGTACACGCTCTGCGATGCCCCCTACGGATATTGCGAGAGGGACTGCCACGTAAGGACGGACCTCATCCTTGTCATATGTGACAAGGAATGGAACGAGGTACTGCGTGACGGAATGGACAGGGGACGCTTTCCCGAAAGTTTCCCTTCATTGGACGAGGCGTGCAACGAGGCATGGGACAAGGTCGTGAAAGGGCTTCCGCATGTCACACGCAAAGGCTTCGGGCAGTGGATTACCAAACAGTCATTCCTTCCGCTCAGCCAGACCGAGGAACTGAACTGGCGGGATTGCTACTGTGAGGAAGAGGTAAGCGAGATACTCTCGCGTTTTACATGGATCGGTGAAGAGTACGCAATCTTCAAGGTCACCCGTCGGCACACCAAGTGCGATGCACGGTGGTACGAGTATTACGCGGGAAAGACAAACCGGCAGGAACACGAAAGTTACGTCCGTTTTTTCGGATACGAGTTCCATGACCGACATATCAGCGACGTAATCGGAACACTCGGCAGGCGGTGTGACGACATCTTCCGTACTGTGGTGGAAACCCGCACGGACCACTACTACGGGCGCACGGTTTCCTATTTCATGGATGAGATTATCGGTTACGACCTGTCCCATGAACAAGTCCGTGACGCCAAGGAATGCAGGTTACGAAAGGCACGGGAAGATTATGATGAGGCGCTCGCCTATTATCATTGGCTGGAAAAGAATGAGAACGGTATCCCACAGAACAGGAAAACCAGTCACAATAACTAAAAATACAATTCAAAAGTATAACTACAATATAAAAAACATATATAATGAGAACATCATACGGACTTGAATTCAATACGGTAACAGAAATCAATCCTGAATGGAGCGATTATGACAAGACAATAGCGGAATGCCACCTGGCCAATACCGGTGTGGTCATCGTGGATACGGAGTACGGGCAACCGATAGACAACGAATATGACCTTGAAGAGATCTACCGCCTTCTCGAAAAGGAGAATAAAAAAAACGCCGCCAGGGTAATCCGGTCTCCCTTCCAGCTTCTTGACGAGCTGTGCCTGTTGGAACCCGGGAGCACCATCCACTGTACCTGTCTTCACGGGAAGGACATGGACAATCCCCTGACACTGAAGGAGAAGAACTGCCGCATCGGCGACTGTCCCACGTTCGTACTCGCACATAATGACGGGAGCACGGTCAGGGTTGACGGCGAGCAAATCATGGAAGGCAGCTGCCGTTTCGATCTTCCCGGATGGGAAACCCCTCCCGCCGGGCAACTGCGGTATGTAAACAGGACATACCTTGACGGCATTCCGGTACGGCTGGAAGTATTTTCCTACGATTCTCCCGGAAACCTCTACGTGGGACTTCTCTCACCGGAGAATGACAACGGGACATCATGGGGATCCTTCACCGACGTGACGGTAAACATGCGCCCCCTTCCCCCGTATTATGCCTTCGTCAAGGAGTACAGCGAGAACGAGGGAATGGGCGAGTTTCTCACCCGGAACGGCATCGCCTGCCGCTCCCATGTCATACCCGATATCCAGAACGGATTCGTCACGATGCACGCCTACCTGTTCGACAGGGAACGGCTCGCGCTGCTCGCGCCGGACACTTTTCCCGATTACGAGAAAAGCCTTGTGGAAGAATGATACCGACTACCATGGAAGTAAAGCAGGAAAATAAAGGTATCAGAGTACGCCTGAGCCATATCAGACACGAAGAGCGTATGGAAGTCTGGCAACTACAGACACCCGAAGGCAAACCAAGACGCTACGTCTGCCGCGATACCTACGGTGAGAATTGCTGGTACTGGCTGTGTAACGTCCAATTTAACTATTGCGAACGCGATTACGCGATCAGTGACCACATCGTTATAACGGTGTGCGACCAAAGCTGGCGGGAAATCACGCGGGACAGCAACAACCGCAGACGTTACGCGAAAAGTTTCGCTACGTTGGAAGACACCTACACCGGGGAATGGAGGAAGATTGTCGGCAACTATCCGGGAGTGACACGGAAGGGGTTCAGGGAGTGGATTCTGAAACAGTCTTTCCTGCCGCTTGACAAAACCGGGGAAGGCAGCTGGCAGTATTGCCTGCATAAGACGTTGGCAAGCGAGACGTTGGCGTGCTTCACATGGGTCGGCGAGAAATACGCCATCTGCCGGGTCACCCAGCAGCACACCAAATGCGACGCCCGGTGGTACGAATATTACGCGAGGAAAGTACAGCGGATATATTACGGACACACCCATTTCTTCGGTTACGAGTACCATGACCGGCATATCAGCGAGGTGCTCCGGACGCTCGGCAAGCGGTGCGGGGACATCGGCAGCACCGCGGTGGAGACCCGATACAGGAGGGACGGACCTGCCATGTCCTACTTCATGGACGAGTTCATCGGTTACGACTTGTCCCATGAACAAGTCCGTGACGCCAAGGAATGCAGATTGCGCAAGGCATGGGAAGACTACAGCGAGGCGAACGCCTACTATTACAGACTGAAAGAGAACGAGGTGAGCGTCCGCGGTATCGAAGCGATGCTGCAACGCATAAGACAACAAATCCGAAAAACGAAAAGATAATGGCCAAAAAACTACATGTAGCCAAACTTTGGCAAATCGAATACAAGCGCCCGGGAATGAGCGGAAGTACCGGGCAGGATGCGCTTTACCGTATTCTGCGAATGTTCGATGTCGACAACTCGGCAGAGGACATCTGTACGGACGAGTTCGTGCTGAGACGTTCCGGCTTGCAGGAATTGCGCCTGCATATTGCGGAGCGTGACGGGGTGTTCCGGGAACACGCAGGAAAATTCAGTGCGGAACTGGAGAATTCCGGAATGGACAGGGAGAAGTTTATAGAAATACTTGACTCCCTGATCAATGACAGTGACCAGAGCGATGCCTATGTGCATGTCTCATGGTTTTAATGGTTAATGATATGCCAATGAAGAAGTTTTTCAGACAAGCCTGCCGTAAAATGGCAGATTATTTTAAACGTCGGAAACGCACAGCCTGTAACAAACGGGACAAGAAATGCGCGGATTTCCTTCGGCCGTTCGCTCTGGAATACCAGCGTTCGCGCCCCGCCGCCGTGGAATTTGTTGCTGTGGATGGCAACGGGGATGAACAGTTTGCCATCAGTTGCGATGCGGAAGGCGAAACCGGACCATTCTGTCGGAAGTGTGTTGAAAAAGGTGAAGCCGGCAAAGAACTGCTGAACCAAATCCGGAAACGTCCGGAAGAGTTCCTGCGGATACAGGGCATATCCGTTGGAACGGATATGTTACAAACGGTTGCGGCTGTGGAAATCCGCACCATCCCTTCCGATACGGACTATTACAATATCCCGAGCTGTCCATATTGCGGGGAAATTCTTGATATGAATTGCATACCTGAGAACACGGACGAGGAACTTACAGCTTATAACAGGTACAATAGCCTCAAACTCCAGAATCTCCGTCTGTTGGACTTCTGGTATATCAACCGTCTGCTTGCCACTGCGGAAAAATCCAAAGACAAGCCGGTACGGATACTTGCCGATAAGCTGGCAGGACGGATTATAGCAGAAAATAACCTGTAACAGCAAGCCTGTATGAAACCCAAAGACAACGGACTGGCCAACCTTCATGACCGGAAACGTGAGGAACGCGGTTTCTGCTGTATGAAACTGATAACCTTTTTGACAGCAGACGGCGTGAAGGAATGGGACGAGTGGCATGGAGAACATCTCAATGCCGCCCGGGGCGAATGCAAATACCGGACACGATGCCCGGTTTACCGGCGTAGTAAAAACAGGACAGAATCGGACAAATAAATACCGCAATGGATAAAACAAGACCCGAACTGTTGGAGCGGATAAGAAAATCCAACGAGGAATATAAGAAGATTGAATCCCTGCTGACACCATTGGGATTCACGCTTTGCACGGGAGCGGTCTTTTACGGAGAACGCCCGTTCAGCATGTACTGCGGTAAAATGGAGGACTACCGGTCCTTCATCGACAATATCGGCAGTATCAGGGAAAGGTACCGGAAACGGAAAAACGAGAGCCTGGGAATTTATGAAACAACAAGCCCAAAGTAACACCCGCAGAACCGAATAGATACTGTACTGCATAAGAAAAAGAAAGACATATGATACTCAACATCGTTAAGAACGAAACAGAAAGCATCCGCATAGCGGAAGCGGTCAGGGAGGTATTCCCGGACTCGGAAGTGAAAGTAAAAGAGGATTACGGCATGTCCGTGAACATAGAGATAAGCTCCCGGGAAGGGCTGCACAGCCTGGAAGGCCTCAAAGAGCTGGAAGAGTGTTTCAAGGACTATGACATAAGAATATGGTGACCGCCACGCAACGGGCGACAAACCGGAAATTGTTCAATTACAGATAAAAAACAAGCAACATGAAACAAGAGAATCCCACAATACCGGAAACAAGTGGAATTTTTCCGGAAGATGGCTATCAAGCATTCGTTGACGTCTGTGGAATATGGTGGAAAAATAAAAGTTATGATGGGAAACGTAAAATCTGGAAAGAACATAACAATTATTGACTCATGGTTTACAATCTTCTTAAACGCATACAGAACCTGTTGGTTTCCAAGCCGTCCGGAGCAAAGGAGGAATTGGAAATCCTAAGTCTGGTCAACCAGGCGCTTTCTACAATGCTCAATGGGCGTGACACCGAAACACTTGCCCCCAATGAACTGCTGGTACGGATATGTCCCGACACCAAACGGCCGGTCCTCGTATGCCATGACGGCAACGGACAGTGCCTGTGCCTGCATAACGGGACAACGGAAGAGGATGCCGTCGACGTGGACTTATGGCTGCGTTCCAACAGCAGGGAGTGTAACGGCTACAACAAGTTGCAGGAGGCAGTCGTGGACCTTGCCTACAATGCCGGAGCGGACAATCTATGGGAAGATATGGATTCCCGTGCCGTCAATGCCGAGATCATCCGGTGGGCGGAGGAATTCGAGACTGAACATGCGGGCACTGATTGGGATGCGGAGGACTACTTCCTTGCTATCGACAGGTTTTACAGGGAAAAGACGAAACAAATGAATCCGGTCACAATACCGGCAAACTGAAAAATGACAGCCCAATGGACAAGGAAACTGCAGAAGAAATCATCCGGGAAAACCGTTATCCGTCCGGATATGACATACAAGACTATCTGTCGGACAATGAGGATACGGTGCTTTCCCTAGAGGACGGAACGGAGCTGCTTGACGACTTCGACCTCTGGAAAGAACATTCCGACCTCGAACTTGAAAAAATCATGGCCCGGAACTACTGGTCCTCGACAGGTGGGTATTAGATTAAACACAAAAACAATATTATGGTAAGAGAACTTTATCAACGGCTCAGGGAATATTTCAACAACTTACCCGAACCGACAGAAGAGGAAAAACAATTTATCCGGGAGCTGAACGCCGGGGATTTCCCCATCACGTCCGTCCATCGCGATGACCTGGAAGGGAAAGGTTTCGATGTGAAAAAGATCAGCGATAACGACATGCAGAACCTGGCGAAAAAGATGGCGGACGATTATCATGAGCAGTTGTTCTGGCCCAGCATGGAAATTATCACCGGAGAAATCCTGGGTTTCCCGAAAGTAAAAACAAAAGACATTGTCTGCCCGAAATGCAATTCGGAAAATATCCGTTATGATATTCACGAAAGCCGGTTCCACTGCGACGAGTGTCCCCTGGCATGGGATGACAAACTGTATGTGCTCGTGGAATTCCCCGAGGACAGCGCCCCTTTCGAAGAGGAAGGAACCGGTTACCCGGCATGGGAAAGCGTGGACAACGGGGCGCTTTACGTGTCCGAGGAAGACTATGTCCGCCATACCGGCAAATCTCCCGAGCGGGACAAGTGTTACCGGGCCGTATGCTGGCCGGACTCCCAGAAATACATGGGGACGAAGGGCTGTGACCCCATACAGGATGAAAACGGGATACGGGATTTCGGAACATCGGCATACTGGGTACCGCTGCTTCTGATGGAAGAAGCGGCTGGTCAACGAACGGACAAGAAAAAGGCACCGGTATGCCCCGAATGCGGGGGCACCGATATTGACATTCTTAGTGACGAGGGCGTGGCTGTATGCAACGGCTGCCACCTTGAATGGCCTTACGTGGAGGATTAAGGGATGGAGAAAATAATGACAGTAGACGTATATGCAATCAGTGGTGATTTTGTCACCTGCTCCGATTGCGGCAAAGTGATGCTCCTGCCGCACGGTGCGGACAAATGTCCCGCCTGCCGTTCGGAAGGGACCCTCGCATGGACGGACGACGCATTGCAGGAAACCGATATCGACGGACTGGTCGGACGGCACTGCAACTTGCACCAGAAGGCCGACCTCGCACCGGAGGAATACCTGTCGCTTTCCATACTGGCGACCGAATATATCCCGTATCTGGCCGGTAAGCCGCGGACAGCGCGTGAAACCCTGTCACTGCTCCTTGAAACCGGTTCTCTTTTCGAGAAATACTGGCGGGACACAAGATGCTTCCAATCCAAAAATATCTACACGCCCGCCATCAAGACACTGCTTGACAAGCTGGACGTGAAACTGCGAGAGGGCGACACGATTCCGGTTGAATACCAGGATTGCCGCTCCCTGGGGGACTTCTTCCGGGTCGTTGCCGACGAGCGTCCGGCAAAGGAAGAGGTATCGTTTTCTTCAGATGAGGAGGGAAATTATTATTTCAACGGGCGCAAGGTCAAGGTGGAAAATTCTGACGGGTACGCCTACCGCCTGCTGAAAACCAAAATACAGACGAGCTACCGGCGTCCGGTAGATTTTTACTTCCGCTTCCTTGCCCGTTTCGGACCATACGGAACTTATGGCAACGTGTATTACCCGAGTATCACGGACCTGATATGCAGGTGTTACCTGCCTGAAACCACAAAATGAATCCTTTGGAAGGCGATGGACAAGAGTCCACCGCCTTTCTTATTGTATAACTTTTTAACACCAATCATTATGGCAACAGCATTAGCAACAACGGCTGCCCCCGTGCAGTTCGATTTCCAGAACAACAATGTCGAGGGGATGACACTCGACACGCTCCGGCGCACACACAAGGAAAATGACATCTATGGCAACCCGCTCAAGGGAATCTACCATTACGAGGTGATAGAGCGCATGGCGGGTCTCTGCCAGAAACACAACCTGAACTACGAGGTGGAGGAAATCTTCGCCGCCCAGAACAAGAACAAGGCCCAGCCCGGCGTAGTCGTCCTGCCCCAGGTGGAACAGAAGTTCGGAACATCGGCTGTCGAGGCACATATTCTGCGCCGTGTCTACACAACCATCCGCATCAAAGAATGGGAAACGGACGAGTTGACCACCACACTGGTCGTTGCGTTCCATCAGGACGGCATACAGGCTGCAATAGGCCCCTGCGTTAAAGTGTGCCACAACCAGTGCATCCTCTCTCCCGAGCGCAGCGTTTCGAACTATGGGAAAGAGAAGGTCTCCACCGAACAGCTTTTCGAGCGCGTGGATGAATGGTTGTCCAACTTCGAAGTGCAGATGAACGAGGACCGGGAACGTATCCGCTGTCTGAAAGCGAAAGTGATTACCCCCGTGGAAATGTATGCCTACATCGGCCTGCTGACCGCCTTGCGCGTATCGCATGACAGTTCCGACAAGCGCCTCTCGTCCAAGGTGGAAACCTACCCGCTCAACCAGTCCCAAATTTCAATTTTTACAGAGGATCTGCTCAAACTTGCCGAAGAAAAGAAAAAACTTACGGCGTGGGACATCTATAACGTGGCAACCGAAATCTACAAGCCCGGCCGTACGGACATCCCGGCCATGATTCCCCAGAACGGGGCATTGGCCGAGCTGATGCTCTCGGAAAACCTGCCTGAAGCCTGACCATGACACGCATCAGAGGACAACTGACAACAGCGGACTACCTTCCTATGGATACGTTCCGAAAATTGCTCGATGCATTGGAAAAAGACGGTGAATATCTGTGGGCGACCTACTGCTGGCTGTCATTCTGTACGACATTCCGGGCTTCGGACGTACGTACACTCCGATGGAAAGACGTGCTCGGCCGCAACCGGCTGGTAAAGACGGAGAAGAAAACCCGCAAGAGCCGCATAGTGAAGTTCAGCCGGTATGTACAGGAAAAGACGCGGCATCTGTACGGGCTGCAGGGCATCCCCGATGTGGAAAACCTGATTTTCATGAACCCGCAAACCGGCAATCCGTACTCTCTGGAATACATCAACCGGTTGCTTAAGGTGTTCCGGGTCAGATATCGGATTCCCATACACGCTTTTTCCACACATACCTTCCGCAAGACCTTCGGGCGCTATGTTTACGAGATGATGGGGCGTTCGGCGGAAGCCCTGATCCTGCTCAACCAAATATTCCGCCATTCCAATCTGGAAACTACCCGACGCTACATCGGGCTGGCACAGGAGGACATCGACAAGGTATTCAATTCCATACATATCTGACAACAATTTCAAGGACGCCCGGAAACCGGATGGTTGGTTTCTGGGCTATGCTTAATATGACAACATCTAAAAAACAACACTGTAAAAATGGATAAACCGATATATACAGACACCTACTTCCGCATCGAATCCGGTTACGAATGGGGACGTGGTATGTCAGAGGAAAAGACAGAGGCATTTTTCGCCGAAATCAGAAACCTGTTCTCGCAAAACGGCTTCACAATCGAGGAGCGCAAATACGGCGGTTGTCCGGATGTCGTGCTGGATAAGACACGGCTCTACTGCCACCCGCAAGAACTCTCCGGTCCCGTAAGGAAAGATTTAATCGAGCACATCGAGAAGATTTTAACGCAAGGAACGACTTTCCAGTACCTGCGCACCGACACGTACGGCGAGCTCCTCGACCTGACGGAAGAGGAAGAACTCGCGTATTACCACGAGACTCATGACATGACTATCGGGGGTGTCTTTCTTGAAGCATTCCGTACCAAACGCCGTAACCTGTATAAGATACGGGAACAGGTGCTGGAAATAATCACCGGAAAACTGCAGGTCAGAACACTCCGTAAAAGTTCCATTTATTCGAATACCTCCCCGGCATACCGCTATATCATGGAAACGTACGGGAAAATGGTGTCCGAAGGACGGCTCGTCGAGGGATGCAAGCAAACCGCTTCCGGAAAACTGCCGCTCTGCCGCACGGCAACCGGCAGGGAACTGAAAATGAAAAGACGGGAAGACGACAGGACGGAATGACACGCGGTTCCGAGCTGGGCATGGCCGGATACCGGCCAGAAGACTCCTGTAAATCATAATTTCCAAGCCGGACTGTCAATCGAAAGAAGGATGCCCCCGGCTATACTTCAACAACAAGAGATAGCACTATTATGAGCATACAAATCGGAAAACTGTTGCCGGACGGCAGTGTCCGGCACATCAAGGCGCTCCACGAGACGCTTTCAAAAAACCTTGTGAGGAAATTCCGGGTGTTCTATCCCAATGACAAACGGGTAGATGCCCTGCTGTCGCTGGGCGACATACAAAAACTGGGACCGTCACCCTATGGAAAATGGACAGGAACCGGCGATGCCGTCCACTGTTTTTCAAAGATTCGTGACGGACGGGAAACACCGCGGCAATCCGCACCACGCATCGCGGACAACGCAGACATTTTCGGCCGCATGGAGGACACGTGCCTCCTGTTCGATGGCGGAAGATGGCATGTCATGGACAAGGGTGGCCGCTGTGAGATGTCGCCCTCCATTGAGGACACGCCCTCTCATGACAGCATGAGGCCCATAACCGTTTATGTAAACAACCGTGCCAGGCTCGAGAAGATCGAGACGCCGGAACATTGGCAGGGGCTTGAGGAACTCGCCGAACGTGAGCTCCGGATACTTTATGTCTACCGGGGCTGCCGCCTTGTAAGAATCGTACGTTCGTCCAACCTTAAAAAGAAACTGTATGGGACATCGTAATATCGTATCGGCCATAGAATGGCTGCCGGAGCACCTGTTCACGGAAGAGATCGTGGAGGCAGCCACCGAGAGCGAGGAAATAGAGGTGCTGAACCATATTCCGGGACGTTTCCTCACGCCTGAACGTATAGGACGCATCATTGCGGGCTGTACGGAGAGCTGGCACAGCTTCGAACTGCGTAATATCCCGGAGGCGTGCCGTTCGGAAGCTGTCTGCGACTACGCCATGCGCAAAAAACCGAAGAACATCACGGCCGTTCCCGAAGCGATGATTACCCGGGAAATGGCGGAAGCGGTCATCCGAAACGGACGCGGGGATTTCGACATTCTCGCCTTCATACCTGAACGCCTTTGGGACGCGCAACTGACATACCTGGCCTTGCGCAGCTATGTTTACGACCCGCATTACGCGGACAGCAGGACAGACGCCGTCATGAAAACGGGTCTTATCCTCGGATATGTCCCCGTTGGGGTAAAGACTCAAGGGTTCTATTACGGGATGCTCGACGAGATGAGAATATTAAGTACGGTTACCGACGCCGTTGTGCCGCCGCCTTTCAAAAACGCGGCGTATTACCGCAAGATGGCGGAACATGACCTCTCGCTTGTTCCCGCCCGGTTCTATTCCTATGGGATTCTCCATGCGGCTGTCTGTTCGACCGAAGGGAAAAACTTCATCACAGCCCCCCAGTTTTTCAAGCCGTTGTCGGTATATCTGGACGACATGCTGGCGGACCGGCTGATGGAAAAACACCCTTACATGTTCGGGGAGCTGCCGAAGCGGTTCAAGACACCGGAAAGACTGGTCATTGCCATCGATAACAGCAAACGGGAGACGAACTGCTATATCGACGGGGAAACTGAACAATCCCTGCTCACGGTGGAAGTGTGCAAGGCATTCGTCCGAAGAAACGGCAACTGTCCTGAATTTCCTGAAAATGTATGGACGCGGGAATTTGTCGACTACTGCATGGAGCACGGGACGTGTTTCCGCTGGTTCCGCCAGATGCCCAAAAAGTTCCAGACCTCCGCGAATACGCAAGCGGCGTATGATTACGGTCATTACCATATCTGTGACTTTGCCAAACGGTTCATCACCCCGCAAATGGCGAAGGAGTGCTACCGGGAGCGCAGTTATGCACATGCCATCCCCGGACATTTCCTCACGGAGTTCTGCCGACAGACCGGACTGCCCGAGAAGTTCTACGGCGGGGGAACCACGATGCTGTCGCTGAAAAACAGCCGTGACGACTATACTTACTGCAAAGTCGGCAATACCTGTCTGGCCTTTTACCTGAAAGAACAATACGAGCCGTCCTCGGCACATCTGATGATGACGCGGTCGGATTCAAAATACTGCACGCCGAAGAAGGTGTTCGACGTGCCTGTCGGAACCTTCCACCGCACGTGGCTGGAAAAGATCGTGTCGGAAAACGACCCCCGCTTTGTCAAACCCCGTGTGGACAAAGCGTTGAAAGCCGTACAGGCGGTCTGCTATTACGGCGTCGAGAAGTTGAAGGACCTGAACCGTACGGAAATCTTCCGCAACACCTTCATGGGCGAGACCATCGGTTACTGCGCCCGCCGCGGGAACCTGACCTACCACAGCGACAACTGCGGGACCCTTATCGAGGGCTTGAAGTTCAAGATCCGGGGAATGGCTGTCCCCGTAACCCTGGCGGAAGACATGACTCCTTATACGGCCGACATGCTGCACCGGAAGTTCGGCTTCTGCTATATCGGAATGACGGCATTCGCCACGGACTACGGTCTGGACATGGAGAAGGCATACACCTTTGCACAGATGCGCCAGATCGTAAGGGAGAAAGGGCACAAGCCGTCATTGAGAAACTACAAACGTGAACTGAAACAAATAAACATCATACAATGAAAAAATACCGGATAGCTATCGAAGAGACGCTCCGTAAGGTCGTGGAGATCGAGGCGGAAACGCCCGGTCTGGCCGTCTGCAGGGCGGAAGACGAATACAATGAAGAGAAACACGTGCTGTCAGCCGACAATTTCGCAGGAGCTGACATCGCGCTCTCGACTGATGACATCACGGTCATGGAGACTCTGGAAGACGTGGATTTCATCGGATACGTGCAACGCCGTTTCGAGGAATGCCGGGAGTCCATATCCGTCGAAGACAAAGTCCGGCTGGCATTCGGAAGTTTCGACAACGCCCTGTATGAGTTCGGCGAATACCGTAAGGAGGCGGCCCGGAACCGCCCGCAGGTCTACCTGCTGTACCGGAGCGATGGCTGGCACAACCGTTCTTCCATGGAGCTCATAGCCCCGTTCTCCTCCCTCGAAAACATGATGGAGTACCTGCGGCGTAAGAAGAAGGAATTCCGCCTGACGGAAAGTGATCTGGAAGAGTTCAAGAACAACCGGCAGACGCAGGGGCGCGACGAAAACTACCTGTACGAGTCGGATTATCTGGATGTGCTACCGGAACAGGAACCCGAACTGCCGCCGAAAGATGACGCTTTCTATGACAAGGTTTTCACCTGCGGGCAATCCGAGCTGTCACGCAGGGAGTTGGAATCTCTGCCGGAGCCGTTCGATACCTACCATGTTACGGACGAAGAGATGGAACAGATTGTGTACGAAACGGAAATGGAGACACGGGACCGGCTGCGGCTCGGCACAAGAAAGCCCATAGATTTTGACAATGACCGCCATAGTGAAATCTGGTGGGAAGAAATGGAAAAAGCAGTGGTAAGGCACGGCGTACCGTACTACGAGGACGAATAACGAAAATAGAACCTGTTCATCACATGCCATAATGATGACGGGCCGTCGCGGCTACAGCCGCGGCGGTTTTTTTTTTCAAAACGAGGTGAGTATTCCACCCCTTATACAAAACGATTACCTACTCTTAAAAAAACGGATTTATGAAACAGACAAGACAGGATTTCTTCACGGCGAACGGGGAAGGAATCAAAATCATGACATTTACGGAGTTCGCCCGGCATATCCTGCGTATGGAATGCGGGGAAAGTCTGGGACTGTATGCCGTTGTGAACCGGCAGACACGGGAATGCTCCCGGCCGCTCTCTGTCAGAAAGGAACAATGGAACGGTACGCCCTTTTACCTGCTCGGCGGGCACGGGCAGGAAGTCCGTACCATCAATTTTGCGGGTCGTCCGAAAGAGGAGTTTGAAACGACCTGCCATGATGCCTTAGACAGCTACGATGCCGTGGAAAGTATCGGGGCGGTCGTGTCAAGACTGCGTGAATTATCTCCTGAAGAACTGCATAAGCGGATTGCGGAAGAGATGAAGACCGGCTGTAAATACCTGTTGGTCTACCGCAGCGAGGAGGAGATGACGACCGCACTCGACGGCAAGATATACGCTATCAGCGATACGGACGGCAAATTCCTTTGCGACCTGTATCAGCCGGATTATCTCCATCTGGAAAACGGGGGCGATATTGTGGACACCGCATCCATTCCGGACATGCACTTCCATTCCGATTGGGCAATCGCCAACCCCACGGTACGCGACAAGGTGCTCTCCTCCCGGATGGTGATTATATATACCCACGAAACGGTAACGCTATGATAGAGATTGGCAACAGGATAGAAACGCCGGAAGGTGTGTTCTATGAACTGGAATACGGAGGGGAAGGAAACATCTACAAGAACGAGGATGCCTTTCTCAACCGCCCCGATGAAGTGTGCTATATACCCGAATACGCGGCAGAAGACCATGAGGGGTGGCGTGTGCCGGAGAGCAGTGACGGCTGTTTCACGCATAACTCACTGCTCGCCCTCTGCAAGGGTAATGCAGAGGTGTGCCAGGATCTGTTTTACAGCCTTGAATGGACGTACCCGACCACCTTGCTGGAAGAATGGGACTCGAACGGCTATTTCGATGAGATCGAGGGCTGGTATGACAGTAACGATTAAATGGAACGGCATATCATGGACAGGAAATACAAAACAATAGTTATGGAAGACCTGGAAGGACATAGGGACTGGCAGATGCTGGCTCCCGTCACAAGTCCGGCACCATCATTCCGCACCGGGGATTTCGTACGCCTGACGGACGAGGTGGTCGGTTCGATACGCCGAAGTTTTGGAGACGGACCGGCGGATTACCGCAAAGAAATGCTGTTTGAAGTCATATGCTTACGGCCGAGTAGCGAGAATCCGACCGTAGGGGTGCGGGATATACACGAGGACGACGTCCAGGAGTTCAACGCCGTTTCCCTCCGTCCCCTGACCGCCGAAGACCTGTTGGGAATTTTCTCAACAGTATAAGTTCACTAATAATAGAAATGAATGGCATATTATACCTTTGAGATTTTTAAATATAAGTGGATAACCGACAAGGACGGAGATACTTATAGAGATTATATAGATGAGATGCCACACTTTATTGTAGAAGCGGAAAATTATATCGAAGCGACTTTTAAGGCACAAAAGAAATACCCGTCGGATAAATACACGCATATGCTTATAGATACGGACGTGGAAAAATGGCCTGCCGATATATCAATGTTTTAGTTTAAATACGAACAAAAAGGAGATAAAGTATGGAATCAGAAGTATTAAAAACAGGAATGAATTTAATCATGGAGAAACAGATTATTCCCAATCCTATTTGTCCGAATGGTTGCATCTATCGATTAATACACAACAAAAGAATTAAGAATGAAAATACAAACTACAAAAATCACATTACCGCCGATTGGCCTTGACACACAAATTCAAGATGCAATCGAAGGCGAAAATGAAGAAACTAAGTTGGCCGTTCAGGACAAGAAAGAAAAGGTAAAAATCAATCTCAACAGGATAGTAAGTATTAATAACTCTCCGGTACGTGAGTGTTGGATAAAAGAGGGAAATCTCCACTATTATATGGCTAATGGTAAGGGTGTTGAATATTACTTCCCTATAAAGTACGCTTCGATTGAAATTGACATTGACTCAGAACCAACGATAACTTGTTTGTGACAAGAAACTCTCAAATGACATGAAAGAAAAAGATATAAATAATTTAGTAATGAATAAAGATGTTTTAGTAGCACATGCCTCCGATGGAATGGGATGTGCTTATGAAAAAGAAGTAACTTCCATATCTGTATGGATAAACGAAAAATGTAGGCACTGCGTTAATGATGAAAGTGTTTCCGCTTTACTTAAAGAGGCGAAGAAGTCCGGTAAAATTCAAATATACATCTGTGGTAATAAGAAAATGGACGGAAATATAGATGCGTTTGGAAGTACTCCTCTGTACACTAATGGGCAATTCAGCGTAAATGAGTTGATATACAACGGAAATGCTGTTTGGTCAAGAATTAAATCAAAATCAAATAGATATGAACTGTAAAAAAAATCAGGCTATTACGACTTTTATTCATGGAATGCAAACGATAAACAGACACAGCCATGCCATACAGAAGCACGGGAATAACCATTTGCGGGACACGGTATGACCGCAGGCAAAAACTGACACCCGAACAGCGGGTAGAGATTTTCCACCGTTACATGACGGAAGATGTCAGTCAGCGCCGGCTGGCACGCGAGTACGGTGTAAGCCGCCGCCTGATTACGTTCATCGTGAATCCCGAAAGGGAGAAGCGTAACAGGGAGCTGCTGAATAAACGCAAGGCGAAGGGGCTGTACAAGCCTGACCGAAAAAAGCACACTGAAATTATCCGTGAATACCGGCGCTACAAACAGAAGTTATTCAAAGAAGGCAAAATCCAATTAAATACTGACAGAAAATGAAATTACAGGAAAAACAGAAAGAACTGGAACAGGAGATTATCGCCAATCTCAGGGCGATTCCAAAAATGCCGGAGGGCTTGCTGCCCCACACGGTCTATGTCGAGGAGGAAGGCGAGGACGATGAACATCACGGCATACCGGTATATACCGCGTACAAGCTGGAAGAGATCAGGCCGGACGGGAGCTGCATGCTCTATAATCCCGACAGCCGTGAGCGTTTCCCCTGCCGTCATCTTTACGAAATCAATATCGACTGGCTGGTTACCGTTTGGGAACGGTATCTGGAGCTATGCGTCGCGCAGAAACTCTGGAAACAGAACGCCGTCGCTTTCCTGAAAGAAAGCACGGATAAAACGGAGGCGGAGATCTCCGCTTTCGTGGACTCCGGCTGGGACAGATGTTCGGCTTACACGGACAACCTGAAACGATTTCTCGGGAAAGACGAGGTCAAAGAGGTGTGGGTGTTCTCTTTCCCTATGGATGATTTCGGACGTGACGCTCCTGACAAGGAGATCATTTTCGATTACGAGAACAACCCGCATACAGAGGTTGAAAAGATGACACCGCTGGAGTTCACGGCAAGAATCAATGACGAGATGTTCAATGACCAGGATAATTGGGTTCGGGCCATTGAACTTCCCGAGCATAAGTAATAACCACAAAACAATTTAATATGATTACCCAAAGAAATATTCAAGACGAGAGCTTTGACTCTATGACTGTCAACGGTATGCCGGCATTGTTCACCAATTTCAGGATTGACCGCAATGCCGTGCCGGAAGGGCATGCGTATGATATCCGGGAGTCGGATGATGGCGGGCGTTTTGCGACCATTGAACCGGAGGTAATGGTAAACCATGCCGGAACAATCCTTACAAGAGAAAAGCTGGTCATGGGAGAAAACGGTTACGTGCGGATTGAAGAGTACGGATTTGAAGATTCCATAACACTGGACGAATGGCTTGCAGAGTATAATTAAGACGATGGAAATGGATATTAAAGAACTGACAGAAAAATACCGTGAACGCTTTGAGGCTTTTTACCATACGGAAGGAAACAATACCGACAGAAAAGGAAACAGGAGGAAAAGAACGGAAGAAAGTCCGAGCTTTCTTAAAGAGGTTATACGCCCGATACTTGATATGCTACCGGAACTGTTACCGAAGTATGGCTTTACCAAAACCACGGATGAGTACGCCATGTACGGGAAATATTACCGTATTAAGGCAGGCGTTGTACTTATTGGAGGATTTTCTATAAACGAGGACTTTGGGTTGTTTTTTACACCTCTGTTCCATGGTAAGGCCTGTGGTAAAAGCCATAGGATAGACAACATGAAACAACTCGTTAAAACCATCAGCGAGGAGTTTGAAAAAAGGGAGGTGAAAATGAGAAAATAGTTCCGCTTACAAAAAATGGGGCGAATCCGCAAATTATTGTATATTTGCCCAATAAAAAAGTCTGTATATACCTTTCGGACGAAAGACCAACAGCTGAATTGGTTGCAGGCGCTTTTTATGTTTGGCAGACACCAAACCATATACATATATTATATGAAAAAGGAACAGATTATCCGTCAGTGTTACGGAGGTATGAAAGAAAAGCATGGCATGGAAACCGTTACCCTTTTCCATGTAGGTGATTCATACGAAGCGTATTTTGAAGACGCCGAAACGATTACCCGGATCATGGAAGCGCCTCTTTTCAAGATGACGGCGGCGAATATTCCTGCTGTCAGGATATCAGATACTGCCATGGAGGAATGTCGAAACCGGTTGTTGGATGCAGGACATGAAGTATGCGTGTCCGAATTTCGGGGGGCATCCGGCCGCCACATCCTCAAAATTCTATGAAACAGTTAAGAAAGCAGGCTGATGAGTTTGTTTTCATGACAACCACAATCGGTCCACGGGCGATATTGGTATTTCTTGTCATTGTGGTAGGGCTGTTACGGATGTGTATTCCCGATAAGACTGATCCAATGGACAACAGTATCAACAAATCTTCCGAGATAGTGGCCCATGTCATGGTCAGGGACAGTACGAACAATGGCTTCCGGGTGGTATATGCAACAGCCGAACCTGTAACGGATGAACGGTTTGCGGAAATATGCACACGGACAAGCGTACGGAATGGTTTTGAAAGTCTGGAAAAGGAAGCTCCGATACATTTTGGAAACAATCTTTTGGAGACGGATATTTGCGACTTCGCCCTATATGTTTACAGGTTTCCGATTGACAAGGATATCCGCGTACATAACATTTTCGTGACAGGGAAAGAGAAGATGGATTTTTATGTCCGGGACAACCCTAATCTGCCGGGATGTGCCAGATGGATGCACCACGGCACAGAACAGGGTAACCAATATCTGAACGCCAACGATATAAATTACTATATACCTAACGGCGGACGGATTTACCGGTATTGGAAATGCCGTTATCTTCTGCAAACTTCTGATACAGACGAGCGTTTCAGCCATTTTACAGAGGAAGAAAGACTGTACTAAGTGCAGCCTTTCTCTATATATTCGTACATAATTCCCTGAAAACTAATGATTAAAACACTTTGTCAACACACTTATTTGATATATATTTGCATGACAAAGTGAGTTATTAAAGACATATTGTTAATTGAAAGTAATAGATTGAATATGAAAGACCTGTAATATGACATCGGAAAAATCGCAACTGAAGTTTGCGAAATCGGAGCGGACAGGCGAACTGATCGGATTCGTTTCGCGCCACTCCAAAACACGTAAATTGATGGGAGTTCGTGAAGACTCAAGATTTGGCAAACAAATATGTGTTCTTTCAGAAGATCTGAAAGGAACTATTGAGCCAAACATCCTCTATTCGGTAGAGTTGAAACCTATGCACAACGCCAAAGGGTACGTAGTGGTTGCTGCTACCCCTGTCTTGTTTCAAGCGCATGTGGAAACAATAATTGTCCCGAAAACGTTGTATCAAGTAACTGTGACATTCGGCAACAAAAAGATTTTCTTCGATCCCAAGGATGGAAAGAGTGCTATGAGCCGTATAATAGACGGTGTATTGGAAATTCTCAAAGGACGCAAGGATATCAGGCATCAGGAGAGTGTAATCAACGATTATCTGAACCAAGCACAGGCTTTGGTACGACGCATGGAATCTGACGGATTCATCTATACGAAAAATGGACATTCGGGAAGAAGCAAATGAAAGGAAAACCAAAGGTAGGCATAGCGACCGATGGAACCCATAAGGCAAAAGAGAGATTGACACGCTTCCGGGCTGTTGATCTCTCTTCCGGAATGGAACTCTTTTCGGAATCAATTGGCAACTGGACAAACAATATCGGGGAGTTTCTCGGTATTGTGACAGCTGTCAAGTATATTTTAGAGCATCCGGGGACTCCGCGAACAATCTACTCGGACAGCATTACGGCCATCATATGGTATCGTAACAAACAGACGGTCTCTTCACGCAGATGCCCGGCATTGCAGAAAGCGGAGATATTCCTCAAAGTGATGGAGGCAAGAATCAAGGACATCGAAGTGCTGTACTGGGACAATCGCCTGTGGGGTGAGATTCCGGCCGACTTCCAAAACAAATAAAATCAATATGGCAAAATTAAAATCACAGTCACAGAAATATGTCGAGTTGAAGGAGGAAGACTACCTACTGCTTATCGAGAATACTATCAAGATGGAAGCCCTGAAGATTGCCGGTATCGAAAAGATGCCCATATACAAGGCAATGGAACATATTCTTGAACACGAGTACATCGATCTGCTCGTCAAACCCGTTTCAAGGAGATATTCCTGA